TCAAGGACGACAAATGAGACACAACTGGGACGAAGCGCTCCTGCACATCCTCAAGTACGAGGGTGGCTACGTCAACCATCCGTCTGACCCAGGCGGCATGACCAATCTAGGAGTGACCAAACGTGTCTGGGAAGAATGGACTGGCAAGCCTGCCACTGAGGCCGACATGCGTGCGCTCACACCTGAGATGGTTGGCCCTCTCTACAAGACGCGCTACTGGAACGCTGTCAAAGGCGACGATCTTCCTTCTGGGGTTGATCTGTGCGTGTTCGATGCTGCTGTCAATGCTGGCGTTGGTCGTGCTAGTAAATTTCTTCAGCAAGCTGTTGGAGTGAACGCCGATGGGCAGATCGGCCCCAAGACGATTGCGGCCGTCACAGCCAAGCCAGCCGACGATGTGATCGAGGAGTTCTGCGCTCTGCGCGAGGCTCACTACAAGAGCCTGTCCACTTTTGCCACGTTTGGCAAAGGCTGGATGCGTAGGCTGGGCTCGGTAGAGGCCGAGTCCAAGACTCTAACGGCGTAGGGACTTACGACTCCTCCCTTGTAGGACGCGGGCAGTTCTCTGGCGGCACAACCACACACCAGACTGCGCTGTACTGTCCGCGTGTAGGACCGGACCACCTGTCGATGTAAGCGTCCTGCATAGTCGCAAGGATGCGACTCAGGGAGTCAGCTTCCACTTTTGTGAGTTCCGTAATCTGCCTGACCGTCAGACCGTCCTCGCTGGCACGCAGCACCTTGCGAACAAGATCGTGCTTAGACTTCATGCTTGCGACCTTGCTCGAATTGTGGCAGCGCAATCTATTGCCACGCCCAAAATTACGTTGGATGGCTTATTGGCTATGTTGATGCACACCAATGCACACGCTTCTCTTTCGGCCAGCACAGCCTCATTGATGCGCTTTAGCCAAAGCTCGGCCTTGTCGAAGCCAATCTCACGCTCAAGTTCTTCAAGCAAGTCTTCGGTCGTGTCACCGTGGCCGGTGGCGTAGCCTTTCGCTATCATCCATGCAGCCAGCTTGTTGCGCTCGTCAGCAGCAACAAGGGCGGCGAAGCGTCTCAGTGACCCGTTGTCCCCATCAAAGCCTACAAACCCAGCCTCACGGGCAATGCGGGTGATGTCGTCGCGGGTCATGTGTTCTTCTCCACAATGTCGTAGAACCAGTCGTCGCCAGCAGACCACTTGCGCGTACCATCAACAGTCCAAAAGGCTTTGGCTGCTTGGAAGTCAGGGAACTTGACCTCTGCGGGGATCAGCGATTGGTCGTACCAAAGGCAGCGGTTGTTGGGCTGCGTGGCGAACTGGCCGTTCTCCAACCGGATGAAGTTGAACGACTTGTGCTCCTCGGCCTGCTCGGTGAAACCCGTATCAAGGTCTTGGCCGTCAGCGCAGAAGTCCACGGTGAACAGGTAGCGCCCGTGGTTCCACTGCTTGTCCTTGCCCAAGAACTTGACGCCCAGGTTACGCAGGCCAATCTTCTCGCACACGGTAAAGCGATAGCCCATGCAGTCCCACAGTTGCAGCGTGTCAATGGGCAAGTCGCCGTGGCCTTCTTTCCAGACGTAGGCGCTGATCGGCAGCTTGTCGTACAGCGCCCCGTAGTTGGGCAGCAGCGACTCGATGCGAAACACCTGGCCGCGCAGCGCCTTAATGCTCACCCAGATGGCGGGCTCTAACTCGCCGTGCCCCTTGGTGAAGTTGTACAGGTACTCCCGGCGCACGAAGCACTTCAGGGGCGGCAGGCTTGCAATGATGTAGCTCATACGCCTCCCGTAATGTTGTGCAGATAGACCGTCAGTCGCCTGATCTGCGCCTCCCTGTACTTGCACATTGCCTCGGCATATTCACGCGCTGTCTGGGCCTCCAGCAGCCTGCGCTTGCTGCTCTCAAGCTCACGCAGTGCCAGTGACTCGGCACTCGGTGTCGCAAACAGCTTCTTCAATTGGTTGATCATTACGGTTACTCCTTTGGTTGGTGTGACACATCGTACCACGACTCACGCGCCCTTTGTCAAGCGGTATTGTTTGACTGCGTTGCGAAGCCCTGCCTGCGTTGTAGCCTTGTCGTCAAGCGACAGTGCTTGCGCCTGATCCAGCGTGTCTTGCATCAGGATGCGGTGGCAGATCACAGGCACTCCCTGGCCCTGACGGCGCACTCGTGCGTTGAACTGCTCGTACAGGTCCAGCGACCAGTTCAGCCCGTACCAGACGAGGATGTGGCCGTTGTCTTGCAGCCCGTCAATACCGTGACCCATGCTGGCCGGGTGGCCGATCATCAAGGCACAGTCACCGTTCTTCCAGCGGTACATGGCGTTGGTGAGGGACGCCTCGCTCTTACACTCGGTCAGGTTGATCGGGTCGAGGTGGGCGAACTTGTCCATGATGCGCTGGGCATCTGATCGGTAGGCGTAGGCGCACAGCACAGGACTGCCCTGGGCCTCGTCCAGAATGTCCTCCAGCGCCTCCAGCTTCAGGTCGTGCACAGGCTCCCACAAGGGCATCCCGGCCACCGGGTACATGGCCCCGTTGGAGAACTGGAGGCACTTGTTTGTCAGGGCCGCTTGGTTAAACGCCTCGATCTCCTTGCCGCTGTCGAGCACCATAAAGAACTCTTTCTCCAGCCGCTCGTACTTGGCCCGCAGGTCATCAGGCATTTCAATCTCGATGTTGTTGACCATGAGGTCAGGCAGCGGGTTGTAGTCCTCCGCTGACATCTCCAGCGTGATGTCCCCGATGAGCTTCTTGATCGTGTCCTCGGTGTCGTCGTAGGGCACCTCCTTGTACGGCCCCACCTTCTTGTAAAACCGGGTGCGGAACGCTGTCTTGCTGGTGCCCAGGCGCTCACCCCTGTCCACCACGAGGAACTGACCGTGGAGGTCTTTGTATCCGTTGCTGGCAGGGGTGCCGGTCAAGCCCGTGGTCCAGTCGAACTTGTCAGCGATCTTGCGGAACGCCTTGACCCGGTTGGTCGCGCTGTTCTTCATCTTGCTGATCTCGTCCCAGATGATGCCGTTGAACGGCAACGGGCGATCCTTCTTGACGAAGTAGGTCTGGAGCGTCTCGGCCAGCCAGCCCAAGTTCTCGTAGTTGATCAGGTACACATCAGAGGGCCGCAGCAGCGCCCTGGTGCGCTGGTCCTTGGTGCCCGTGACCATGCTGAACTTGAGGTGCTTGGTCTGCTCCCACTTCACAGCCTCCTGACGCCAGACAAGCCGGATGACGCGGATCGGAGCCACGATGATCACGCCTCGCAAGAAGCCCGTGCGAAGTAGATGCGCGAGGCTGGTCAGCGTGATGACCGTCTTGCCGAGCCCCATGTCGAGCCACAGCATCGAGTGGGGGTGGGTGCATTGGAAGTTGACAGCCTTTTGCTGGTAGCCGTGGAGCAGGTCAGGGGTTAGCATCGCCCACCCCGAACCTGTCAATCACCCATTTGCCCGTGGACACATCGTCCACCACAAACACGTTGACATTGTGACCCCGCAGGCGGTTGTGTTCACGGTCTTGGGCAGGCGTGGGTGTCATGCCCTCCCGCTTGAACTCAATGAAGAAGACCACACCATCGGGCCGGATGAACATGCGATCAGGCACTGCCATCCGGTTGGGGCTGGTGAACTTGTAGACCAGCAGCCCGCGCTCCTTGGCGTAGTCGCAGACCTTGGTCTCAATCTGTTTTTCGAGCATGTTCCACCACCAGTTTTCTGTATGCGTCAAGTGCAACGCGCAATTCTTCTTGCAGTGCGGCAATCTCATCTGACGCATCTTGTGCAAACTTGTTCAGGGTTTCGCGGTCCCACGTTTCAAAGCGGTTCATGCTTGTAGCTCTCCATGTGTAAAGCATCAACCGGGCCACCAACAAAATGCACCCGTTCGACAGGTGCGTCAACCGGCGTTGTGAAGATGTTGTCCTTGTAGCGCCAAGACCGCGTGGTGCGCTCGACGCTGTACCAAGGCAGGGCGTAGCCCGCCGCAAACACTTCAGCAGACTTGTCAAAGCGTTTCATAACCATGCCCAGTTCCTCTTGTTAATGTTTGCCTGCACAAACTTTGTTTTCTTGCCATCAGGTGAAACGTAATGTCCAGGCTTGCCAGACACCGGCCACCACAGTCCGTCATCGCGCACCTCATACCCCATCTCAATTGCTGTTCGATAGCTGTGCATATCGGGTACGCCCGGTGCCAGTGGTTTCACGCTAATCCCAGACATAGTTTCTCCACCTCCCTCACGTAATAGTCAAAATCCACAGGTGCTACGGCGTCCTTGATGTCGTTGCAGACCTGCACACCCCAGCCACTCTCGACGCCGATCTTGCGCCACTCACCGGGCTTCTTGGCAAGGGGCGGCATCCACTTGAACAGGGGCTTGCCGCCTTTGGCGATGTAGTAGCGCGAGGTGTTCTGTGCCCGACCATCGCCCCACTGAAGGTAACTCGACCT